CATCCTGCAATGGAAGAACCAATAGACTTAAGTCCTTGCCATGCTCTACTAGCTAAGCGAACTCCACTACCAATTAAACCTGGTACCTTGAGTAAACCACTAGCCACTGTTGCTATGTCTTTCACGACAGCGACCGCATCACCATCATCTGTCCGAATAGTACGTTCGGTGCTATAAGGTGGACATTTTGTAAAAGCCTGAGCTATTAACCTTTGATGTAACGAACAATCAATTGGCTTTATAATTGGATTATGCAACATTTGCTGAGAGGGAATAACTCTAGCAACATAATACGTGATGATTTCAGCTGTATAGGTTTGAGCAGTTGGAGCTTGATCCCAAAAATATAGTTGGGTCATCCCCGTCGTTGGTAAATAAGTGGGTGACAAAAATTTTAAATCAGTGTTAGTATCACCAGCCACTGGATAAAGAGTCACAACTGTAATATCACCAGGCTTCTGACTAGACATATTCTCTTCCGAACTGCCAGCTAAATCAGAATACAATTGAGTATAAGCGTATGCATATGAAACCTGTCCAGCAATTTTTTGACCACCTTGGGTTGTAATAGTATTATCACGATAAACTTTCATTTGCATACCGCCCACTTGATATTCTTGCATCCAAGGCGTAACACCCGCCCCAGCAGCACCATAAATGGGATCAGGGTACGAAGTACCAGCATTTGGTACACCAGCTAAATAAGCACTTGTAACTGTCACTTTTTGCCGCAAATTTGGAAATGCATCAATTCTCCCATCGAAAGTAGTACCATTAGCTACTCCAGTAAACTGAATTACATACTTCGTGTAAAATTTCTTGGTAGCGACGTTAGAGGAATTTCCAGCTGTGCCGGGTACATCCGGTTGCAAATCGAGCAAGCGTGATTGACACGTTTGCAATTGCACCAGAGCAGCTTGCCGAGTGTTTTCATTTATATTCGGCATAATAGAAGACATTTCTTTATCACTATTTAGCGAACGGTAAACTGGGGCATTTCCAGTACGTTGAACATCATGTATGAACTTTACTGGTGTAGATTTGTTCAAAGTGTTTTTACCACCTCGCATCTTATTTACTTTTCTTCTGACTGCCTTCTTAATAGCATTCTTTTGTTTGTTTGGAAGTTCCTCAATTTTAACCATTTTAATCATTATAAAACACTTTTGGTGTTGCCACCAGATTGCAATAGACAGTTTAACGCCATGTCTAGGGCGGGAAATGAATCTCATCAATATAAAAATATCGTGGCACCCGAAGGCCCACGAAGATCGTCAATATCTTTCCGCCTCACGGCGGATGAATTCATAGGCGTCTTTATATGCCTCACCTATCGAGTAATGTGAACGAGTTGATCTTTTGCGATTGATATACTCAATTGCTTTATGACCAACATCAGATGTAGCTAACTCGGGATTTTCAGCCCAAGCTTCGTCCAAGTCGGCTATTGTAAATGGATCTTTAACCTCATATTCTTCATGATTCTCTTCGTAATCTTCCCCATCATAACTAAATGTAGATCTTGGAGAAATTTCATCACGACGTGCAAGGATGTCTAACCACTCTTGAGCACGTTTTTCTTCCTGCTCTTGTAGTTTTTCACCTCGTTCTAATCGAGCTATCAAATCAAGGTCTTCTTGTCCAGGTATTTCACGACTTGCAAATGAAACATCATCGTTTTCTAATTCTATTATACGCCGACGACGATCCTTTCTACGTTCCTCTTTGCGCTTAGCTGCTTGGATGGCCCAATTGCGTAATTTCTCTTTATGGACTGCATCCTTACGTGCTCTAGCTTCGATATCAGGTTTCATTTCTCCGATCTTGGCTTCATCAGGTTCACCCATAGCATCTAATATAACTGGGGGACCAACTTTAATTCTTGATTCTAACCCAAGAACTGAATTGATCAAAGTATCCTCTTCGTCATTTAATGGGGCGAATGGATTAAAGTTAATCATTGGGACATCGCTAGCTACCGATTTAGTATCATCATCCTCATCAACGTCTGGAATACTAATTTCAGTATTGTAAAGGTGAAGGATCCATTCATATTGTGGGAATGGTGGACATTTCTTCGTGTTTCGAAATATATCCAAATAAATTTTAGCTACGTTATTATAAGCGTCAACGTCATCAGCATTAAACAATTGGGGTTTATACCCAAGTTCTCTGTAATGATTATAAACAAATGCACATATTCGATACAAATCCTTATTTACGTAACTAATAGCTACACCCAACGCAATACACATAGCTAAGCTAATTTGAAAGTTAGAACCACCGACCACATTCGAGGTTGAGTTTTTATCGTAGCGCACAGACAGCAAAGCCCCAAGAGCCTTGCGCAAGTTGTTGTTATATGGTAGAAATTGTGCATAATCGTCGTCAAATCGAATAGAGTAGCCTAAGAAAGTGTTCCCTTTATTAAGAATGTAATGGTCTTTGCTATTCTTTTCGATTCGATTTACATTCAATTTTTCAGATTTGAATTTTATGCCAATCTCTTTCTCTATTTCATTAGCTATAACAACTGCGTGTCCCTTTAAATAATTTTCACATTCATCTAAATCTTTAAAATCTTCAACTCTCTTATTTTCTTTTTCAATAATATCATAAAATTTTGTGATAAAGATATGAGACACTGTAACATTTACCAGTGAATTAGTGTCAGTTGTCATTGGATGTCCTGATTTGTTCTGATTCACATGTGTGCTTAGTGATCGGTGGAAATAAACTTGACTGTACAAGTTAGATGAAATAAGAAAACTTATCATCATTTTATCAGTTTCCGTGATAGCCAAGCCGTTCTTTTTGGCTATGTTCAAAATAGTTGTCAATAGAAATCTGTGCCAGATTTCAAATTTGATACTTACATCGCATCCAGAGAAATCCGGTGTCATATAAAAGACTAGCCCAAACATTCGTAAGAGCCACAAACCATCATCACCATAACACAAAACCTTAAATAGCAATTTTGAATCACGAAATGATTCCCCATAGTTCATCAACCATTTCACCCCATCATGTTGGAATGTAAATCCATAAGCATAATGTGAAGTTGGGTCTTCTAAGATCCCTTTAGTTAATTTCAT